TTGTATGACGTTCCAGAACTCAAGTTCGAAAACATTTTGTACTTGGGCATCCGAGACTTGGATCCAGGCGAGAAACAAGTGCTCAAAGATAAACAAATCAAGTATGTAAAAAGCGCCGATATCAATAACGATCCAAAGAGGGCGTTCGAAATTGTAAAGGCATTTGTTGGAAAGGCCCCGGTTCATTTGTCGTTTGACGTGGACGGAATCGATCCTGGCGAAATGCCGTGCACGGGAACTACTGCAAAGAAGGGTGTGCATGTAGAGGCAATCAAGCCGGTGCTCGACAAGATTATGAAGAAAACAAATCTTGTGAATATGGACATCACCGAGTTCAACCTTGAAATTGGTGATGACAAGCAGAGAGAGGTGTCTATGACAAACTTTGTGAAACTTTTTCAGAAATACCTATAAGAAGGAGAACTACGTTCCCCTTTAACCCCTCCTTCAACAAGGAGATCAGTTTGGCAAAATACCCACTGGTTCCTTAATTTTATTTCGAATTATGTATATTGAAGAGATTACCAACAGGGAAATTTCGGTCGAACTCCTGAAAATCATCGGTACATCTTGGGTTTGGACACTATAATAGATCCACATGCTTGACGAACAAATATTCAAGATACAAAATAATAAATCGAAGATCAACGCAAAGATCTTGTTTCAAAGTTGACAGAACAAAATGATCGAATATCTTTATTAGAAAGTGAAAATGCAAAACTGAATGAAAAAATTTCATTGACAAGAAGTGGTGGCATGACAATGATAGGATATAATACTGAAGGTCAACCTGTATTTGTTTCTCGAAATATTGAATATCAAAATTTCATCTTTAAATTAGGATATAACTTGCAAAATGGAACCTTTATTATCGATTCCCTCGCGGATTTACAAAACATTGCAAAATTTGATTTTAAAGATCTTGTGTCTGGCGGTCCGGGGAGGTATGAAGACTCAATTGTAGGTCACGTATGTTCAACGGCGTGGAATAGTTATCCACGCGATTTCTCGGATGCTGCAAGGGATGCATTTCAACGAGTAAATGTACAAGTATTATATGACGGAAAACCGATTTAATATTTTTTTTATAATTGGTTGTCATTTTACACCTCGCCGAATAAAGTTTAATTTGTGATTCGATTTTTCAATTCTTCCCAAAAAAACAATGGTGCAATCATTTTGCACTGGCAAATTTTATAATCACTGTCAAACGACTTTATAAGTCTATATTTATACTCTGTTTGATATATGCTGTTTATACTACTAATTAGCGCAATTTCTTTATTCGTAGTATTTATTAAGGCGCCTTTTAGACAAATTTTTTCTTCAGTAGTTCTTTTGATAATCAACAAAATTTTCCAATCGTCTTTATTCTTTTTTCCAGTTGTTGTGAATGGAATAAGTCTTTGTAAGTTCTCATACGAATGCGTTTCAAATTCAAACCCTTCTTTAAATGACGTGTTTTTTATTTTTAATTCTTCAATATTAAAATTATTTATACTTTCTTGTTTAACATGATACTGCATTAAACCAGGAGGTACAGGTACCATTTGGTATCGTTTATAATCTTTTGTTGTCAAATTCATTAAAGTCTTTATACAAAAAACTTTAAATTCTTTATCGTTATTGATAGCACATACCACTTTCGCTAATTGGTTATTATAACGGCGATGTTTTTGTGACAGCATTCGAAAAAAGGTTTAACAATCTAAGTGTAGTACTTAACGACAAACTGTTTGTACTTTTGTTTTTGTATAAGAGAAACATGAAAATAAGTCGTCCGATCACAGACAATGAAATTGCTGTGTAAGGTATTGATTTTATACCGGTGAAGATTTAAAATGGGACACCCCAACGGGGTGTCATTTCAAATCGTTACCGATACCGCTCCATCGGAGAATTAAAATGTCCCATTTTAATTCTTCAATGGTGTAAAGTGTCAGTCTGCATTTAAAAGAAAACCTAAGGTTCCAAGGGCAAGCCTCGCGCGAGCCCGAAGGACGCGTAGCGTCCGACGGTCAGCGCTTTGCGCCTTAGCCTTTGTGTCCTTTAAATCCTTCCTCTTAATAAAAAAGTTGAATCAATTTATTATTTTTGATTGTTATAAAATACTCAGTTTTTTATAACATAATAGCAGTGTACTCTAATATAAGGATCAAAAAAAGCACAAAACAGAAGGAAGGATCAAAAGGAAACCATGGGTTTCCTTTAAAATTCGCAAACAAGATCAAACACGTTTGACGAAACCTCTTTATTCGCCATCGCATACTCACTCACGGTCCGTTCGAAAAAGTTCGACTTGCTCTCCAAACTGATGAGCTCCATAAAATCGAACGGATTCGCACTATTATAAATCTTATCAATATTCAGCTGCAAACAAAGCCGATCTCCCACAAACTCAATATATTGTGTCATCAGCTTCGCGTTCATTCCAATGAGACGGCATGGAAGCGATTCGGTAATAAACTCCTTTTCGATTTCCACCGCCTCTCTTATAATTTCGCCAACGCGCGCCTTCGAAATCTTCAGGTGCAACTTTGAATACAAAAGAACTGCAAACTCGGTGTGCAGTGCCTCATCACGGCTGATAAACTCGTTCGATAATGTAAGCCCAGGCATGAGTCCGCGTTTCTTGATCCAATAAATCGCCGCAAAACTGCTGCTGAAGAAAATACCCTCGACACACGCAAATGCGACCAATCGCGTGGCGAAAGTTTCAAGCGATTTATCATCAGTTCCATAGCCAATCCACTTGCGAGCCCAGTCAGCCTTTTTCGTAATCGACGGACAAGTCTCGATGGCCTTAAATAATCGGTTTTTTTCAGCTTTGTCTTTGATATAAGTTTCGATCAATATGCTGTACATTTCAGAATGAATATTTTCAATTGCGATCTGGAACCCGTAAAATGCTCTGGCTTCGGAAAGTTGGACATCGGCCATGAACCGGGTGGCCAAATTTTCCATGACAATTCCGTCACTTGCCGCGAAAAATGCCAACACCATCGAGACGAAATATTGCTCATCCTCCGAGAGTTTCGCCCAATCGCCGAGGTCTTTTGATAAATCGATTTCTTCGGCGCGCCAGAAGCAGTCGACCTGCTTCTTGTACATTTTCCAAATGTCGTTATCCTGTATGGGAAACATTACGTAGCGAGAAGTGTCTTCTTTCAAAAGTGGGTCGGTCATTTCCTAAATAATATACAATAGGGAGATTTTTTATGTCCATTCTTTTCATTACATACTTGTGTTGACCGCGAATCGCTGAACGCAGCATGTGAGTTCAGAATGACCAATTTTTGTGACAGCATACAATAAAAAAAAATATGATAAACACGAATTTTGACAAAATCGATCCAAAAACACTTCAAAAAATGGTATTTATTTACAATTCGGTAGAGACTGGCTGGAAGGTGAAAAAAAGGGATAACAGGTACATCTTTGAAAAACGGCATGGAAACAAAAAGGAAGTTTTCATGGACGATTATTTAGAGAAATTTGTGGTTGAAAATGCTTCTTTAAACCCTTGAATTTTCCATGAATTTATAATTCGGCATTTTCATTTGGGAGTCCGCCCATAATTCTTTCGAATTGTCGCGCAATTTCCTTTTCCAACATGGGGAGTCGAGTATACAACATTGGATTCTTGCCATTTGCATATTTATTGGGATTAAACTTAATAACTATGTTTTTTTCATCTGGTGACACAGCGCCGGTGTTATATACAATTTGTAACAAGGTGCCACTAATTTGTATTTCGCTCAAACCGTTTTTGTGAACAAAGCCGTCGAACTTGGAATCGATAAATTTTTGTATGACGGTGTCCTTCGATTTATAAAGGGTTTGCAAAGTAAGTGCATCGGTTGGATACAACGTCACATAACAGTGTGAGCAAAAACCCTTGAATCTTGGCAATACCCCAGTCTTGCCGGAACAGTTGACACAAGTCGGTGTTGTTTCTTCTTTTTTTTCTTCTTCTTCTTCTTTTTCTTTGTCAAACCAGGCTTTACAACTTGTGTTTTTACTCTCGGGTTCGCGATGCAATGAACAAAAGAGGGGTTTCCGAAAACAAAATCCATAGACCGCCTTGTTCCGACAGGTGTCCTTTTTGCAAATTGTCGGCATTGTTTACAATGAATTTATACATTATTTGTCCCCTAAATAATAAACCAGGGGGCAAATGCAATTTTCATGTCTCTACATAGGGTGATTGAGTTGTTTTGATACATCCCCTACAATCGCATAAGACCCAGGGTCTTTGGGGAATCGCATTTCCAGCAAAAATGTAGACAAATGATAAAAATGGACAATTGTTCGCTCAGATTTAGGAGAAATTATGTTTTGGGATTATATAAAAAAAAATGGGAGGAGCTTTAATGCAATTAGTCGCCTACGGCGCACAAGATGTTTTCCTTACTGGAAACCCCGAGATTACTTTCTGGAAGGTGTCTTACAGACGCCACACCAACTTCGCCATGGAGTCCATCGAGCAGACCTTCAACGGTCAGGCTGACTTTGGTCGCCGTGTGTCCTGCACCATCTCCAGAAACGGAGATCTTGCCTACCGCACCTATGTCCAGGTTACTCTCCCCGAGATTAACCAGTCAATGAAGGGCAGTTCTGGCGATGTCTATGCCCGTTGGTTGGACTACCCCGGCGAGCAGCTCATTGCTCAGGTCGAGGTCGAGATCGGTGGTCAGAGAATTGACCGCCAGTATGGTGACTGGATGCACATCTGGAATCAGCTCACTCTCTCTTCTGAGCAGCAGGCTGGTTACTACAAGATGATTGGCCACACCACTCAGCTCACCTACATCACTGATCCCGCTTTCGCTGAGATCAACGGCCCCTGCGCCGCTGTTGGTGGACCCAGTCAGGTTTGCGCCCCTCGCAAGGCCCTTCCTGAGACCACTCTCTACATCCCCCTCCTCTTCTGGTTTTGCCGAAACCCTGGTCTTGCTTTGCCGTTAGTGGCTTTACAATACCATGAAGTCAAGATTAACATCGATTTCAGACCTATTGGTGAGTGCTTGTGGGCTGTCAAGTCTTTGACTGACATCGCCAGCAGTTCTTCCCAGGCTGTCACCACTGCCTACCAGCAGTCCCTCGTCGCCGCCTCCATCTACGTTGATTTCATCTTCTTGGACACCGACGAGCGCAGAAAGATGGCCCAGAACCCCCACGAGTACCTCATCGAGCAGCTCCAGTACACCGGTGACGAGTCTGTCGGATCTTCCTCCAATAAGATCAAGATCAACTTCAACCACCCTTGCAAGGAGCTCATCTGGGTCGTCCAGCCCGATGCCAACGTCGACTACTGCGCCTCCCTCGAGGGCAACAGTACTCTCTTCAAGGTCCTCGGTGCCCAGCCCTTCAACTACACCGATGCCATTGATGCTCTGCCTCCTTCCATCCATGCCTTCGGCGGCCCCGCCGAGACCTCTGGTGCCAACGCCTTCATCTCTGGAGGTGTCTTCCAGATGCCCGGTGCTACCGATGCTGTCTCTGGCGGCTCGATGAACACCAACCAGGACTGGCACTCCACAAGTGGTGTCTTCAACCCCGACGGCTCCACCCCCAACGGCTCTGCCGTCTCCGATGCCGGCACCTTCGTGCTCGCTGAGACCGCCCTCAACCTCCACTGCTGGGGCGAGAACCCCGTCGTCACCGCTAAGCTACAGCTTAACGGCCAGGACCGCATCTCCGAGAGAGAGGGTTCTTACTTCGACGTTGTTCAGCCCTTCCAGCACCACACTCGCGCCCCCGACACTGGAATCAACGTTTATTCTTTCGCACTCAGACCTGAGGAGCACCAGCCCTCAGGGTCTTGCAACTTCTCCAGAATCGATAACGCCACACTCCAGTTGGTGCTGTCATCCGGAACTGTTGCTGGCACTTCCACTGCCAAGGTCCGTGTCTATGCCTACTCTTACAACGTTTTGCGTGTGATGGCTGGTATGGCAGGTTTAGCATACAGTTCTTAGGCAAATGGATGGTATGGACGGTTTATAACAACTTTTATAAAAGTATTGCAAATTTTTTAATTAACTGCATAATTTGATTTAAATAAACAAAAATTAAATTATATTTTTATTTCTTGGACTCAGACGCGGATCTTCTGTCGTCACGACTAAGCTTAGTATTATTACAATTCATTATATTAATGATTCGGACACTTGGAGTTTTCAACTCTTTTTTAGAACAATTCTCGTAAATTTTTTCCAAACGTTCCAAAAATAAGAAAAAGTCAAAGTCTTTTTTCATAATATTGCACTCGGTACAGCATGCGTTTGAGTTGTGAAAGGTGTACCCACTTTCGTTATCAAATCTGTCAATCCCGTTAGTATGGTTCTCGTCTGACTTTTTACCACAAACATAACAAACTTCTTGAATCAATTTGTAGTAATCCTCTTCGGAAAGCTCAAACTCATAACCGCGCTTGATTGCATTGTATCTGTAACATTCGTATGTAGACCCCTTATGGTTTGCGAAAGCATCCGGATATTTCTGACCAGTACTTAATTTGCAGTTGTGTCTTAAAATATGTTCAACACGTTGCATAAATGTAAGAATATCAAGTGCACCTTTCATCATATTACATTCGGTACACGCACTGACACAATTGTCAAGATCATATCCTTTCATGCTGTCCATGCGATCAACGCCATTAAAACCTCTTGGTTGAATTTCTCCACAGTAGTAACATGGGTTTTTAGTGATATTATTAAACTGTTCTTGCGTCAAATCAATTGTGCCTGGAAATCTTCGGTTACGATAGTTTAATTGGGTTAACGCAATTATTTCAGGATTTGCCTCTCTCCACTCGCGTTTCACAGCCTGGCGTTCTGGTTTTTGTGCGCCGATTCTGTCAATTTCACGTTTGTGCTCCTTGTCACGTTTTTCATCCTGTCTCTTGTTCTCATCGCGACATGGCTTGCAGGTTTTCATTTCTGCACCGCCAGCACCACTGTACGCCTCAATTGGCCGACGTTGACAGCAAACAGAGCACTGTTTCATTCCATCGACCACTTCGCCAGACACGGCAGCCCGCTTCGCTTTATCCC